AGAAGGAAGCCAAACTAGCGTGGCTAAGTACGCTAAGATGATGGAGATACAACGTGAAGGACGGATTAGGAATACACTGGTATATCATGGCGCTAGTACTGGCCGCTGGGCGAGCCGTGGTGGACTCAACTTGCAGAATATTGCTCGTCCCACACTGTCGGATGAAGACATTAAATCTGCAATACCAAGAGTATTTGGAGAGGGAGTGGGAACGCTCACTGAGCTCTCGTCCCTTGTCCGGTCGAGTATTGTTGCCCCGGAGGGGAAAACCTTCGTTGACGTGGATTTTAGTTCAATTGAAAACCGAGTTGCGTCGTGGATTGCCGGGCAACAAGACAAAGTCGAACTCTTCAGACAAGGGCTAGACGAATACAAAGCATTCGCCAGTAGTTCGTTGTACCAAGTGCCATACGATAAAGTCACCAAAGACATGCGTCAGATCTCCAAGTCCGCAGTGCTTGGCTGCATGTTTGGGCAAGGTTATAAGGGCTTGGTGAAGTATGCGGAGGGGATGGGTGTCCAGATATCAGAAGGACAGAGTAAGCAAGCGGTAGACGCTTATAGGACAGCCTATGCGAAAGTAAAAGACTGTTGGTATGAGTGTGAGCGAAAAGCCATGGATGCAATCAACCATCCCGATCAAGCTTTTCAAGTGGGTAAGCTAACCTTTAAGTATGCCAAGGACGCACTGTGGATGCGCTTACCAAGTGGGAGGCTTATCTGTTGGCGTAATCCCAAGGTCGAGAAGCAATTGACTCCATGGGGTGTCCAAAGGGACGGCATTACTGTCCGCAGTCAAAACACTTTCACTCGCCAGTGGGGTAGGAATAATTTGATTGGATCTAGTATCTTCCAATCTGCTGTCCAAGGTACGGCTAGAGATATACTCGCCGAGTGTACGCTGTCCCTCGAGACGGCTGGATTTGAAGTTATCAATTTGATCCATGACGAAGTCCTAATGTTGGCAGATGAAGATAAGGCAGAAGAGACACTTGCTACTGTGACTTCTATTATGACTACTCCGCCACGATGGGCACAAGACTTCCCACTAGCGGCGGAGGGTTGGGTTGATAAGCGTTACAGGAAGTAACTACTCATTAAGTGGATAACGTTCTGTCCAGCTAACTAACATTTCTAGCATGTTTTCTAATTGGGCAGTATTTAACTCAGGCATTGAAACAAAATAACCAGGGCCTTGTAATGTATCTAACATGTAGCGAATGTTAGCTGTATGATTATCTCGGTCTTGGTTTATTAATGTTCCAATAAGGTCATCGTGTATATATCTAGGTAATCTAGCTTCCGGTCTTTGACTACCTCTTAAAATACGCATATCTGTCTCATATGGTTCTATCATTTGATCTAGATTAAGATTATCTGCAGCAATATCGTCTGCGTGAGCTAAAAGAACATCTCTTTGCAAATCAGTTGGTCTTTCTAATTCACGACCGGGTGTATGCAAACCTTCATCTCGTAAACGCTGAACAGCTTCCATAACAGTACCATGAGTATAGTTACCCATACCATATTGCTCGGGGTGATAATAAATATCATTGTTAACAGATTGCATTACATCTGGATCACCGTTTGCATATTCTTGTAAATATGGATCTTCATAAGTAAGGCGAAGTTGTTGACTAAGCTTTTCGTAAGCCTCTTGTGTAGCTTGCGTACCTTTTCTTTTTGGAGGTTCTGACAAATCAACACCCAGCTCAGTAGCTTTTAAAGCAAAATCATCGGTGGTAAAAAACCGTGGAAGTAATTTTTCATCAGTTACTTTATCAAGGAAATTCTCAACGGTGTTAACATCCCAGTGAGAATTGTTATCCATAATATTACCGATGGTATCGTAGGTACGAGTCAAATCACCTACATTAGGTAAGTGATTTAAATCACGAACATCAGTTAGTTTGTCACCCATACTATTTAACCATTGCACCATTTGAGGAATATATTCTTCTTTAATATCCCCATTATCTTTACCTTTCATTTCTGAAATAGATTTTACATTTGCAATGGGAGATGATGCTAATACATCTCTTAATTCGTCAAACTTACTGATAGCCGAGCGTACTGCGTTTTCTTGACCTCGTCTATTTATGTCAGCACTAAACTCATCAATTTGATCGGGATGGTTTTGTAAAATCCACTCATAAATAATACCTTCCCTATCTCTATTAGTTAATGGTTTTTTGTCTAAATCTAATTTTATTGTAGCTTGTGATACGCCCTCTGGATCTTTTAAACTAGCAACTTCAATGTCACCTCTTTTGAGACGTTTTAAATAATTATACTTGTCGTACTCTACTTTGCCACGAGGGGGTTTGCCAGTGTGTGGCACTAAGTATGGACCGTGACCAGGGTAATCTTGAGTACCGTGGCAACCAGCACCAATACATTGATTTAAGTCAATCGTAATTTGTCCTAAGTCACGAGCAGTCATGGCTTCATCAGCGTTTGCCATTTCTGGTGTGATGATGGTCATCTTAGAACCATCATCAAATGCCATAGCAGTTGGCATTGCGGCAGCACGTTTAGGAATCCACTCTTCAGCACCTTTTTTACTTAATTGAGCTTCCTTAAACTCCGCCACTTTATCTTTAATCATTTGGCGAGTTACTGTAGCAGGTGTGACATTAGACAACTTAGCTGGATCTAAATTACCAGAGATTAAATCTTGGAAGACTTGTTTTCTAATTTCTGGAAACCCAGTGCGTTCTTCTGGATCACTTAACAAATCGGAAATTAATGCATCTTTATTTAATTTAGCTGAAACTGGAAAACCTTTTTCTGGTTTAAATGAATATGTCCCTTTAGGATAAAGAGAAGCATCCAAATAGTTTTCATAATCCATTCCTTCGGGAGTGGTCGCTGTTAGTTTACCAATAGGAGAATTTTCTAAAGCAGCTATTTTTTGAGGTGTATCAGAATAACCAAACATTTGATTTGGAAAATCTTCTCTTCTACTAGCTCCACGTTTTGTTATGCTATCTGTTTCCCAATCTCTAGGAATTTGTTGTCCAAATATTTCATGGGGAGGCATACCACTTTCGTTAACAGCTTGTAACAATGGATCTGTAGCTAGACCAGTACCCATTTGGTTAGTGATATACTTTTGATATGGACCCATTACCCATGAATTGTAGAGAGGTAATGTTTCTGCAATCTTACTTGCTGTATGTAACTGTTTATCAAAATCTGGATTTATATCCGCAGCACCAATTCTTTTAGTGTTATACAATTCTGCAAATTCATCCGCTATTTTTTTACTTAATTCTTCATTTGAAAGATAACGATCTGGGCTATTTGGATCAAGAGCTAAACCAATACGCTTTGTTCGATAATCCTCAAAATCTGCTAACAATTGACGATTGTCTATAGTACGAGGAAAATGTTTTTTTAACTGAGCTTCAAAAGCAGCTATAGGATCGTTGTATTGAACTTCAGATAAATGTCTACCAAGTTCACCTTGCTCTTTTAGTGGTAGTGTAGAACCCAAATTGGTTGGCCAGTTACCACCCTTTGGTTTGACAGCGTACATTGGGCCACCAGCAGTTGCTAAACCACTAAGGTTAGCGCCGGGTCGCATGCCGTAAACCTCAACACTACTTTCTGGGTTCATGTACATGTCGTATGCTTTTTCAGCAAGAGGACGGGAAAGGTCGCCAGCTACATCAGTAAATTGAGCAGCACGAGAACCGGCAGTAGGGTACTCACGTTGTACACCAGCTTTAGCATTTGCATAATCCATTGGAAAGTTACGAACATCTTGGGTGAGCATTCTACCAGCAACACGAAGATCATCTGGTGTAAAGCCTCTACCACGCTGTGGTACCCACAACTCTGGCAGTGGTCCAACCGCCTCACCAAATTTACCAATACCCTCGCTGATATCTCTACCCGCTTGGGTTGGGGGAGTGTACTGCAAAGCACGCATGGCTTTAGCAGTATCAGCATTAAAATTTGAAGTTTGGGGATTTACAGCTTGATTGCCAATTCCATATGCCGCGGAACCAGCGAGTTGAAATGGTGCTAGAAGAGTTGGCATGACACCTTGAACAAAAGATGCTCCAGGCATTCTTTCCATAGCAAACTTAGCCAATCCTGTGGGATCAGATAGATAGTTGCTTTTTGCTTGTTCGTTAAGCTGTTGCTGACGCAATGCTTCTTCGCTGTTAAGCTGGGCACGCATCTTAGCCACATTGGCTTCGTTGCCAGCTTTGGGCTGGTTGTAGCCCGGCGGAAGTGCATCTAAACTATCTGCTACATAAGCACCAGTAACTGGATCAATGTATGGCATGACTTACCTTGAAAAAACTAAACCACCGATTGCATATTGAGCAGGTTGTTGCTCATTCCCTTGTTGTGGCTGACCCCTACGCTTTAAGTATTCTTGGTAAGTCCAGTCAGCACCATGAGCACCGAGTGAGAGTGCGCCCATAGGAATAGTTAATGGAGGATACAATGACGCAGCACCAGCTCCAGCGCCAATAGTACTTAACGCACCACCAACATTGTCACCACGGTTAAATTTATTGTAGGCCTCAGTTGCTTCGTACGGCATACTAAATGCTTGCAAATACGGATTAGCTTTACTTAATGCTCGACCGCCAAGATCGCCAAGAATACTAGCACCTTTACCAAGTCTACCTAAAAGACTATTTTGTTTTAACTGTTGAGCAATCTGTGCATTTCTTAATTCCATAGCAGCTTGACGTTCTGCTTTTAAATCTGGTGGCACAATAACATTTCCACTTGCACTAATAGAGCCGCCAGCAGCCGGACCGCCGGGTCCAATTGCACCAGTCATACTTTGTGCTTGCTTCAAGCTTTCTTTGGTCATTTGCGAACCCGTGGGTGAAATGCCAGTCATGGATTTTGTCCAGTTTACATCTGCATTTGGCGTAGTAACACCACGATTTTGCATCATTTGATTTTGTTTAATCAAATCAGCTAATACTTCATTTTGAGTTTTTTGATTAGTAGCAACATCCTTAACTGTTTGCGGAATGTTTTTAAATTGATTAATAACTTGAGCGGCTTTTCCAGTAAGCAAAGCGGCTTCACCAAGACCACCGGCAATGATAGGAGGAAACTCTTGACTTGATTCTGTCTTTAATTGCCCTTCTAAATGATTAATTTGATCAAATATTTTTTGGGCATCAGCTTGTGCTTGCACATCACCAGATTGAGCCAACTTATCTGCTTGACGAAGCATAATACGCAACTCATTAATTTTCTCTTGGCTCATTACTGATTACCTTTCTGGGTGCCGTAACGCTTTCTCCAACCTTCCATTTCAGAATCATCAGAACCTTTAGTTGGTGCTTTGGGGCCAAAGCCTAACTCCCCACGTTCCATATCTGGGAAGTGCTTTTTCAAACGAGCATCTCGTTCTGCAGTTGCAGATTTCCAAGCTTCTGATTGTTCAAATTTAGCAAACCCAGCTCCTGGATTAGCCTTTTGAAACTTCTGCCATTCAACACCTAGTTTGTCTAAAGTTCTATAACTTTCTGCTGCAATGGTTGCAAAGAAACGGTTTGCCTCAACGCTGTTGTCTTTAGATAATCCAGCGGCTTTTTCAGATAACTTAGTTTCAAAGTCAGAGATGGCACCAGTACCTTTAAAGATGTCTTGTCGGAATTTCAAACTGTTTTGTTCTGCTAAAGCATCAAACTTATTTCCAGCTTCAATGGCTTCAGTTGATAAAGAAGCACGACGAGCAAGTGGCTCAATGTCTTTACCAGTAAGCAACTTGACGCCTTCAATAGCAGTACCCAAGGCACGATTTTTATAACCTAAACCAATTGCTTCGGGAGTCTTATCCAAGATGTTTAACATCACATTGGCTGTACTTAAGTTCTTACCAGCATCCACTGCAGAAGATTCAAACGAACCTTGGCGAGTACCAGCTGCTTTACCAGCCTCAGCACCAGCCTTTTCAGTGTAGCTTTTCTCACCAGCTTGCTCAGTTAAGTACTGTGAGTAGGTCTTAGGTGCACCAGTAGTTGTTGGAGCAGTTGCAGACATTTGAGTTGCGGTTGGTGCTGGAGCTTGTGCTTGTGTAGATACCACTGGTGTCTCACCAGCTTTTAGGAAAGCATTTTTGCGTTGTTCCATTGGCATTTTGTTAAACAACTCAGAGGCATCAGCACGATTCATAGTATCGCCTTGAAGACCCAATTCTGTTTTAGCGTAATTATTTAAACGCTGTTTTGCTGCGTCACTTAAATTCTCAAAACGATAGACATCTTCTCCACCAGTTGTTTTAGCAACCGCTGGAGCTGGTTGAGCAGAAGGTGGCGCCATAGTGGGAGCACTAGGGGCTTCTGCATTAGCTGCAAGAGCACCACGAGCTGTAGGAATTGGAGTAGCACCACGCACTTCCATTGGAGTACGGCGTTTCATTTGACCTGTGGTTTCGTCAAAGTAATCTTCTTGCTTGTATGTTCCTGGTGCAGTTAAGAATTTAGTTTCTTCTTTAGTGTATGAATCAAATACTTCGTTTGCTTTAGCAAGATTACCTTGTTTTATATATGCTTGATAGGCTTTAAATACCTGCAATGGTACTGGCACGCCACGGATGGTATAGCCACCCGCTTCAGCAGTTTGAGTACCACCAGTAGGTAAACCAGATATGCCAGCTTGAGGTTCACTCATCGATTTATTAGCCTCACCCAACTGAGCAAGGTTTACTTTACCTTGTGACAGTTGTGCTTGTAAATCTTCTAATTGTTTAGATTGTAAGGCACGAGTCTGAGCGCGCTGGGCTAGACCAGCAGATGGACCAGCCGCACCACCAGACCACCACGCTTGAGCATCAGCCAAGTCTTGCATAAAGTAATTCTTTTCTGCAAGCTTTTGATCGTACAACTTTTGCATATCATCCAAAATGCCTTGATTGGTAATACCGGGCTTTGCAGTAGTGCCAGTTTTGGCTAACACATCTAAGGCGCTTGATTCAGTTGTTGAGGTTTCAGCCATTGTTATTACCTATCGAAATAAAATTGATCATTGGTTCCAGTTTGTGTGTTGCCAGAAGCATCAGTGTAGGTATAATCGTTTGTTGGAGGATTCATTAATGTATCCATGCTTTGTGCACCAGAGGGTACAAAAGCACCACCACTACTACTACCACCAGTAATTTTATCAATTAATCCTTGTAAACCGTTCTTAACACCAAACTGACCTAATAAACCAGTTGTGCCAGCTGGACCACCAAGAACAGATACTAGACCAGCAATTTGATTTAATGGAGATAATTGAGTTTGGTTGTTAACTGTAGTAGGTGCTTGAATACCGCCAAGAATTTTACCATAGTTAGACGCATTAATAAACGGAGCGGCTTGTTGATACTGACCGGTGGTAAGCAAATTATTAATGTTTTCTTGGGACACAGTGCCAGCACCAATACCAGCTTGTACGCCAGTAGATTGGTTTTGTAATGCCGCTTGATTTTGTTGAGCAAATAGATTGGCTTGTGCATCTGCCATTGCTTTATTGTAAGCAGTTTGTCCACGCAAGCCACCAAAGTTACCAGAGCCGATAGAAGCAGCATCCACTGGAGCTGTGTACTGTGGCATTGTTTGTTGCAACTGTTGGTTTTGCGCTTGAAATAAACCGCCTAAAGGAGTAGCTGTATTTGGCGACACTTGACCAGAAGCATTAGTAATCCATGGGTTAGCCGCGCCCGATGCGATGTTTTGCAGTGTGCCAGCCGCGTTAGTAAATGCATTTGTGGGTCCAGACAAAGCATTTACAGCGTTCTGAGCAACTGTTTGACCGGGGGCTGGGGCTGCGGCATTAGCAGCACCAGCTTGACTAACCACATTTTGTTGAGCAGTATCAAACCAACCTGGTAGGGTTGTGGTTTGTTGCCCTGTGTTAGAAATTAGATTATTTAAACCAGCCATTTTATTTTTTCACCTTACGTTTTGCATCTGTCAAATACGACAATGGACCTTTACTATCGGGGGGCAGACGACGAGCATCGTGTTTCTTTTTATGCTCACGAATAACACGCAAAAACTCGTCTAAAATTTTTGCGCCAGAATCATTACTACCATTACCTAAATTGGATACTACATCCGCTGGTATTACAAACTCACCGTTTGCCAACATGGCGGGAATACTATCACTAGTACCATCACCTTCACCTCTTACATAACGGTGATGTAAATCTTTACCGCCTTCTGAAAAAAATTGAGGCGGTTGAAACGATTCATGCGATGGTGCGGTTTTATCGGTTATTCCAAAATTTCCACTAAAACCAAATTGACCACCACCAGCCATATGCTGGATCAAACCACCTTCAGCTTTGCTTGGCAAACCAGTTAATGTATAACCAACATTGTGTTTAGTTAACGCAGCAGTTAGTGGAGTGTCACTAAGGTTACCATAATTATAAGCACCCTTATCATCAAATAAAGCAGATGAATTTTTAGATGTGGTAGATCCACCGATTGCGTAATGGGAAAGTCCTGCTAAATCATAGTCCATAGGCTTTGTTAAACCCGGTGTTAAATTCATCAAACCTGGATTAGTAGCTTGGTTATTTAATTGTTGAGCTGTCAACGCTGATCCACCCACAATACTACCTAATCCAGAACCAATACCGCCCAATCCTCCACCACTTCCAGAACCGCTCGATCCAGAACCCCCTCCAGCATTGGGGGGTAATACTGGTTGCATGACAACGGGGTTATTACCACTACCATCGCCAGAACCGCCCGATCCAGAGCCACCAGTACCGTTGCCATCACCATTGCCAGCAATAGGACCGTTACCTGCATCAATAGGACTGCTACCGTTACCACCACCGTTTATGGGAACCGATATTCTTTCACCAGTGGTATTGTTGTATGCCCAAGTACTACCATCTGGCGGCATATCGGTTGTGTATGCTCTTGGCATTCCATCAGAAGAATTTGGGGGTTGAAGCGAATACCCCTCTGGTACATTTGGTGTTGCTGTAGTGGTAGGCAATCCACCACTACTTGTATTTTTATCAACACCATCAATTGTTGCAACCAATGTAGCATCCAATGGAGATGTGTAAGCACTACCATCAGCATTAACTGGATCACCATTATTGTTACTGTATCCCGTAGGACTTGTTTTATCTGGAAATGCTTCTGGAGCATTAGCCGCCGGGGTAACCAAAGGAGTTAAAGGTTCTGGAACATCATTAATACCAGTTACAGTAACAGTACCATTGGAAGCCACTGGAGCATATGCGGGTAGTGTTGGATCAGAAGCACCTTGTGCTAAAGCTTTTGCTTCATCGGGATTAAATCCAGCCTCAATAGCGGCTTTATAATTTGGATCTTGTGTAATATCAGCAGTTTGTGTTGGGGGAGGTGATGTTGCATCTAGTGAATTTAATCCACTCTTAACAGCATCATAACCCGCACCAACGCCTTGATTAATTAATGAACCACCAGCACCAGTTAACGCCGCAGTTACTGGATCTCCACCCATTAATGCAGCTTTGGCGGCACTTAACCCAGCACTGGTAATTGCTGGGTTAACATCTGTAGGCATGATGTTAGAAGCAAGGTTGCTAGTACCACCAGCAACAGCACCAATCAAAGCACCAGTGAGTGGATCACGCCCGTTTACTGCAGCAGATCCAGCACCAGCGGCTGTGCCGCCGGCTACAGAACCAACTAGTCTAGAATAATCTGCTAAGTCTGTACCTTCAGTTAAACCACTAGCGTAGTTACCAAACCCGCCACCAAGACCACCAGCAACAGCACCAGACAATGCACCTTGTAATGGATCACCACCAGTAATTGCAGACTTAGCGGCACCAATAGCCGCACCTTTAATAGCACCTTGACCTGCAGCTTCTAATGCTGCTTGTGTGCTTCCACTAAGTCCTTCAACTAAAGCGGCGTCTACCGCACCAGAAGTTAATCCAACGCCAGTGCCTCCAGCAGAACCAACTGAGCCAGCAGCAATTTCGCCGGCCATTGTTTCGCCTTCAAGGTTTACTGTACCAGCACTAGCTATGGTAAGTGCAACAGCACCTACAGTAGCCCAACCGCCGGGTATGTTATCGTTTACTGCTTTGTCAATTGAAACGCCAGCGTCACTAACAGTTTGAGCTACATCAGATACAGCCGTGCTAACAGTATCAACTACTTGACTGCCAGCATCAATAACAGATTGACCAATGTCACCAACAGTATCAACAACATCGCCAACAAAATCTGTGACTGTATCAACAACTGAGCTCATTATTTATGCCCTTTGCTGAGTTGTACAGACACTTGATATGTCTTTCCGTCTTTTGATTTTTGTACAGCATAACCCATATCTGCGGGTTTATCACGAGCAATCGCTTTAAATATGTTCAAAATAGTAGGATCTTGAAATTGAGTTACCATAGCGGTGTACCCTTTTTTCTTCATTTGTTCCGTAAACTTTTTACTATTTTCAACATAATTTTTGGCTGTGTCCGCATTTAAAGCACGAAAGAAAATATGTTTTGGACTTTTTTTATCAGTATGTATAATAAATACGGTGTTGCCAATACGAGAAGTTATAACACCGGGCATGGTAATTTCTTTGGTAATACCTACCATAGCAACAGGCGCGGGATATTGAGACTTCGTTTCTTGAACTGAAATCTTAACAATATCGTCAAACTTTAATTGTTGCTTTTTGCTGTCGACTACCATCTTAGCCTTTATATTTACCCTATATCTACATATGCAAATATTAGGGTGTTTTCGCCCTATTGAGAGGGGCCATTAATAATTTGAGTAAACTCTAAAGCCCAGTTTTGCCAGTCTTCATACAAATCTGGATCTGAAACTGGATACACAGAAAACCGTGGAAGCTGAGACACGTTTTTAGCTGTTATTTTCCAATCATCTTCTGACATGTATGGGATAGGTTCCGCACCAAAATACATGATTAAATTGCCGTTCCATTGTTCCCAATCCATGCCAGTGGGGTTAAATGGAAAGAATATCTGCTGTGCCATTATGGACGCTCGTCACCGTATTCTGATGTAATGAGAATACGACCCATCTCATAGTTACCATCAATATCATTAGAAGTAAATGTTAAGCTAACTTCTCTGTGCTCCACTCGCAAATCAATCTTGCCTGTTTCTGGATCAAAGTAATATGGCCCAGAGTTTTCTACAGAACCCCTAGCAAACTTACGGCCATCAATTTCCATTGACATAGTGCCAGCTTGTATAAAGTCTGGTTCAACGCGGCGTAAGTGCATACGACGATTAACGCCAGAGGGGGTGTCTTGCGATGGTGTACCACCGACCCAACTAATATCGCAAGTTGTAAAGCTAGATGTAATGGCAATTTCTTCGTTAAATGTTACTTTGTTGTAACCATATTCTTGTTGCCAAATTGGGTAACCACCCTCGATGTAATACACTACATCTCCCGCTGTTACAGCTGGAGAAAAGTTGGTAGTTGCAGTTACTAAAGTAACACCCGGTGCTGGCACTAAACCAGTGATAATAAGTTCACTTGTCTCTACAGTATAAACTGTTGCTGTAGGACTGCCAGCGTTTGAAAAAGAAAAATGATCGCCGGGGGCAAATGTTGGTGTTGCATCACCCTCTAAATAAAATTGGTTTGCATTAGCTGGGGCTTCGCCATCTGGTGTATCAATTAATGTAAATGGTGCGCTGTAAGTTACCTCATAGTCCCAACCACACCAAATTGGTGTTGGAAAAATCTCTGTGGTATATCCACATGAACGACGAGCGCCAGCAGCTTGACCAGCGTCATACCAGATCTTATCTTTTACATTATAGATAATTGCGTCAGTTACTTCTGTAGCCGAGCCACGGGGATAAAAAAACCAGATCTCGTTATAGCGCGGTACCTTAGTAGCCCATACCTTTTGACGTTGCTCAAAGTTAACATTATCAAATAGCCAGTTTACATTTTTATCATTAGGCAGAACACTAACCACACCGTTGTACTGATAGAAACGGTCAACGCCAAGCCAGTAAAACACACCGTCCATCTCGACAAAACAAGACGATGACATAGTAGAAATCTGGCTGGAAACAATATCGTAACGCCAGTATAGTGGGGCTGTACCAGTAAATGACACACGAATGAGTGAGTCAGTAGCCCAAAACAAACCAGACGGTGAGTTAGTACCACCACGAACTGGTATACCTTTTATAACTTTGGAAGAAGACATGTTGATTTGGTTGGCGGTTGCTCCGTTCCAATCAGTTAATGTTTGCGTTCCGTATGTTGTTTCAACATGGTTGTTAGCAATGTAGCCGTTATCACCGTATACAAATATGTAAGGATATAACACGCACACACCACCATTAACGCTAATAGGTCGATAGGTTGGTTGTTGTCCTGTGCTATCTGATAAACCATAGAAGTTCCAAACACCTGGAGTAGCGGGAATAATATCACCAACTAATACTTGGGTTTCTTCGGCGTTGTCAATGTTGTTTAAATTTAAACCAGGGTGTGCTAGTACTTTTAATGCGCCACCAGCTGGAGAATATTGTAAATCAAACTGCCACAAGTTACGAGCATCTGGGTTGTAGTTTGTGTTATATAACCAGACATCCGTTGGTGATCCAGCAATAGTTTCGGTAACAGTTACGGTAGTATCTGGTGAACTAAATGTTGAGCCAGTTACATTAAACACAACAGCTGGGTTTGTTTGGTCAAATATAACCTTTGTACCAGCGGGGAATACAGAGGTATAGTCAATAGGTGTTGGTGTTGCAGTACTGGTAATCACAAAGTCATTAGTAGTATTACTAGCTACTGTAAATTGTGAGTAACCCGGCAAAATGTTTGCAATGTATGGTCCAGAGCCTACACCAATGGTATTACCTGTAATAAACACATCAATACCATAACGATTGCCAGTAAAAATGTAGTTAACGCCGTTGTATGGACTAACGACCATACCACGAGGGATGCCAGTAAATGTACCAAAGATCTCACGATAGCCACCCATTTTCTTAGGTGTGCCACGTTGGAATCGACACCATACACCGTCTTGATATTCACGAGATTCAAATTTAGTACCGTCACGCTTAATACCAGCTTGCACACCTAATGTGTAGACTAGGTTATATTGTTCTGGTACTGGAGGAGCTACATTTTGTTGTGTAGCCATTAGAATGTCCCGCCTAAAACACCACCTTCGGCATTAATTGTTGCACTTGTTGTAATGTCAGCCGTAGTTGATATTAATGGTGTGCTTGGTACGGTGCCGTCTAAAGTTAAAATATTAAAACCATTTGTTGCCAATCCCAAGATACCCACATTATCTAAATACATACCTGTTGAGGTATCATTTAAAAACGAAAAGGTTGGAAGTGAAGCAGAACCATCAGCTCCATAAAAATAAACAGCCGAGCTTTGCGATAGGATAATTAATTGGTTACCGTCTGACAGCGCAGTAATAATACTCCCTGGAGCCAAAACAGTGGGGCTTGCCATAGACCCCGAAATACTAAACAACATGTTATATGACGATGTTGTTGTATCGTTAATTAAAATATATAGTGCTGTTGTGGACGGCAATATTACTTCTAGGTCAGTTGTTCGTGTGCCAGATAATGACACATAAGTTTGAATAACTGGAGCAAAAGTAACAAGGCTAAATGTTGGACCCACAATATTATCTACATCGTATACTGCAGATGTAAATGTAACGTTGGATGGTGTCTGCAAACCAATGGTATAAAACTCACCGGTTGACTGTTGATAAAATATAAAACCAGATCCACTTGGTGGCACACTAACGTTAGTTAGTTTGTTAATTAATTCGCCAGTGTTTGGGGTTAAGACTAATGTGCCTGTGCCGTTATTTCTAAATCCAATCCACCAGCCAGAAGAAAGTGTTGAAGCTAATGGTAGTGCAAATACACCGTTACCACCAGTCCAAACAAAAGTGTTGGCACGGCTTGCATCAGTAATAGTTGGAGAGGAGCTAGAAGTAATTGGCGCTTGAGTAACTGCTAATTGACCACTAATAGCAGCAAGGCCAGCACCAGCTAATGAAGCAGCATCAGCGGCAGATGTGCCAGTGCCAAAAGTTACATTTTGCCAGATACCAGCATCGGTGCTGTTGTCTGATAGGTAGTAATATTTGGATTCGCCCGGTGCAATAGATGAAGATCCAGAGCCACCAAATTGGGCAATAAAGAATGTCTCTGTACCAAAGTTACGGAACAGAATGTCAATACCATTTGAGCCTTGTGAGGCGTTTGGTAAAAATACAGTAAGATCTGCACCATCTGGCGTGCAGTCCATAATGCGTGAAGCAGGCACTTGCGTGCCATTGAGAACGGCAGGCCAATATAGTTGCGTGTCTTCATTAAAAGCTAACGCATAATATGTGACATCCGTCTGTTGGACAACGTCACCAGTAAATGGCGATACATAGGTCGGCATTTATTAAGGTTCCTGTACTGTTGTATTGCGGTCAATACGACGTGAGTTGTCTTCTTTCTTAAGTGCTGCTAGGCAATCTGTATAATATGATTTCCATACAGGCAACTTGTCTAATGCTTTTAAATAACCTTGTGCTTGCAACAAAGTGCCAAACAACATCGCCTGTGGGGCAATCTGTGTAAACAGATTTGTTTGATTGGTTGAATCCAAGGGTTGCACCAAGCTGTAGTAAATAATTTCTACTGGATAGTCATCATCTGGCGCTGGAGCAAAGTTCCAATTGTTATAGTCATACTCAGCGTAAAACTTTGGTTGACCAAGATCAGACTCGGAGTTGTACTGAGCAATATAGTCTTGTGAACGCATAACCACTGGAGCACCATTGATTTTCATGGAAACCGTTTTTCTCCAGCGAGTTGGTTTAATTAACACTGGATCGGTGGCTGTCAATGTAGTTTCTACGACCACTAACTGCAACAATGATTTTAATTCGGCAGCAATAGCAGACTCAGCCAAACCAATAAGGGCTGGAATCTGCGCCACAAAATCAGCGTCATCACGCTCCATGTACTGCTGAACATCCAGTACCAAGTTATCGTAGGTTTGTACGTATGCTGTGGTCATCGTGTGTAGTAGCTAATGTTAGGTTGGAAGTAGATCGGAGACTTATCACGATCTTCATCTTCAAATTGTTGACGTGCATCTAAAGCTAACTTTTCCAAGTACTGCACACGAGCCATGTCTGTGCTAGGTAACTGCATAGCCAATCTGTGTGACAACGCGGCTTGGAAGTAATTGAGTGCACGATCTGGCATGTACAATTCGTTAGTCAACGATCCAACATCTTGTGGCTGACACTCAATAATTAATGAGAACGCTTGGAAGTTGTTGTTAGGCACTGGCCATAGATACATTTCTGGGTCAATCTGACGATTGAACCAATACTGTAATGTGCGTTGACTAGGGAATTGTTTGTTTGGCAAAGAGAAATAATCTGTACGATTAAGTCTTGCCATAGGAATTACTTGCTGTGATTGAGCAAATTGAATTGCGCGCATAGACATGGTAGAACCAGTCGTGCGGTTGTTTAAGCGATAAAAATTAAACGCTTGTGTTGTGTTGATACCGTAGTATTGCCATTGACGATCTGCCAATGTGACAGATGGGAATGATTCCCAAGTAGTCCATGTAACACCATCATCACTTACTTGAAAATCAAGATTGTAAGTAGTACTGCCACTAGGAGCATAAGCATTAAAGCCAACATAATATAACCTCGTCGCTTGAGAGTAAGCTGCACCAAAATAATTCTTAACTAATGTACTTGTACCATGTTCGTTTAGATCAGCATTACCGGATTGATCAAACATGATAGGAACTGTTGCATTATCTACTGGAAGGGTAGAAGAGAATGTTGGGTTGACAATGTAAATCCAGTTAGCTTCCAATACGTCAACACAGTTGGTTGGCATAGGAAGTACTTGCTGATTTGTCTGAGCACCCAATACTACAATCTCTTGTAGCCAAATATTAATGCCGCGGTTTACAGAGTTTTGTAAAATGTAAAAGAGTGCTTGTTTACCAGCTTGTACATACTCTGGTGTCATCTCTTCCGAGGTCTTACCTGCGTCACGATACGCATAGGAAATCAACTCGTCAACATTGACTTTAGTTTGATTGTATGTACTAGAGTATGCCATTACCGTCCTCTACCAGCTGCTCGTTTCATTACCTTTTTAGGTAAGTTTTTACTTACTGGACCAGCTTTCATAAACTCTTTACCTACTTTTTTAGGAATGCCAAGAGTTGACTTACCAGCTGCTGCAGCACCCATAGCGCCTTTTTGAGCTTCTGATTTATATGGCATTATGAGCAGGTTCCGCCAGTCATCATTTTCTTAACTTTTCCACCGGTGCGCTTGTACCCCATTTTGTTACGCACATTGGTTGGCAACTCAGCTAACCCTGGATTTTCTTCAGCATCAACATCTTTCAAAGCACTACCGCCACCAGCTAACATCTTAGGTTTACAGTCTTTAGCATCGTCCATGTTTTTGATGTCTTCTTTGGTTTTTTTAGCACCAAATACACCGCCACCGCATTTGTATTTCTTAACTGTACCAACGGCTTTCTTAGCACGACCACCCTTACGCAATTTGGAAAGATCAGTCTTTTCGCCTTCGTGCTCTTGCTCATCATGCATGGCAAATGCTTTTTTAATAACTTTTTTGTCTTGGGCTAAATCGGAGCTACCGCCTTCTTTCATTTTGCCACCAGAGCATTTTGCTACTGGTTTAGATTTTACAGCGCCGCCAGTTTTAAAGCATTGCATTTTAGGTAATGTTGTAAAGCCGTCCATGGTGTTTCCTTAA